CGGCAGGTTCGCTTTGGCGAATTCTGCCGTGATCCTTGCTCCGGAGACAGGCCCTGTCACGAGCGATATCCACTTGGCCTACCGTTGTGCAGGGTTCCTTGCGTTGCGGCGTGCTAGGGAGCGTGACAGCTCTCTGCCGTCGTCGCGCATGGAGGGTCTGCAAGCCCCCGGAATGAAAGTGAGGGTTGTCGGCGTACCAGACGCCTTGACCTTCATCGAGGGGGACTGGATTCGCCGGTCCTGCCCTATGCTCGCTAGTGGGCATTGGGTGGTTTCCAGCGGCCACGACGGGCAACCTAGTGGACTCCGATGGCGTCATGGGTGTGAGTTCGTCAGTGTCGACCTTTCGGCCGCCACTGATGGGCTCTCTCACGACGCCGTCGGGGCAGTGATCGATGGACTCTTCCGCGGGGGCTGCATCCGTTCTGCGGATGTAGCCCTTGCGCGGAGGAGTCTGGGATTGGAGCCGCAGACCAAGTGGACCTGGGAGGGTCTTACTTGGTTTGCGAAGCGGGGAAGTCCGATGGGCACCCCTCTCAGTTTCGTGGTACTTTCTTGGCTCAACGCCTGGGCAACCAGTGCGTTTGAGTCGGCGCGGCATCACGGCGACGATGCTGTTGGCCGTGCTCGCCACTCTTATGAGTTGGACGAGTACGAGCTTGGCATCTCGCTTGTTGGTGGCCGCTTGAACCGCGCGAAAACCTTCGTGTCGTCGTCCGGGTGGACGATGTGCGAGGTTGCAGCGTGGCCGAAGAAAGACACGAAACATGGAACGGCTGTCTTCGTTCCCCCTCCCTGTCCGCCGCCGGGCCTTAGGGCCCCGGTCGCGGCAGATAACCGGGTTGGCCCTCGGTTTCTGCGCAGACAGGAAAGGGTGATGAGGACTCTCTTCCCTTGGTGTGCCCGGGATCCTCGGCTGCGCCTTCCGGCGTGCGTCGGTGGTCTCGGGTACACGGGAAGAGGTCTTGCCGTACCGGCTTCGGTGAGGTCTCGTCTTGCACTGCTGGTTTCCAGCGGCGCTGACTACCTCGTGGCCCGAAACCTGTACGGTAAGAAGCCGTTCCGAGAGGGGGGCCTCTACCCGCGTCCTCTTGTGCCGGAACCGAGCCGCTCTCGCGAGTACCACCTCGCGAAGGCGGCTCGTTGCCCAGGATCCTCTCGAGGATCCGTCTGGGGTTCCGGTCACCGTCGAG